GATGAAGAAGATGAACCTAGACAGTTTAGACGAAGAAAAGTTGAAGGATACTACTAAATGAAGATACTAACCCCGAGTAGAAAAGTAGCCTATGTAGGGCAAGAACACGGGAAAAAAACGGTTGTTCCCCAGTGGGTGAAACAGATTGCTGAGAAGTATGGTGCGTATTATGAAGGGGACGGGGGTGACAAATTAGCTGATATTACGTACAAAGGCTCATGGGATGACAAAGCTAGTAAGGAAGTAAAAGGATACCCAAAGGAGTTTCTATATACGCTGTTTACAAACACTAATGTGAACGGGCAGAAAAAGATACTTACACAGCCAGACAAGACTATATTTAATAGCGCACTGGATACCCAAGATAAGTGGGGGTACTTCAAGGATCGTAAGTTTGATGCAGATACTCTTACACAGTTTTTAAAAGCAGCAGGTATGCTAGATAAGAGTAAAGTTGAAGCTACTGAGGATAATGTAAAAAAGTTTATTAATGAAGGGGAAGAGTTAATGTGGCCCAAAAATTTGGAGGAATATCCAAACCCCGCTGGCAAACTAGCACAGAAAGCAAATAACTATAGGGATAAGTGGTTACTGTCTCAGACTGAAGGAGTGTATTTTATAGGGTCTGACCACATAAAAGCATTGAACAAAAAATCAGATATAAAAATGCCAGAAGAGTATTCCGAAGGCAATTGGAAGTTAATATAAGGAGAAGCATTATGGCAATAGAGAGAAAAATACCCCAGGTACAACCAGAAGTGACAAACGAGGGGCCTGAGGTTGAAATAATAATTGAGATGGAAGAACCTGGTGGAATAGAAATAGAACTTGGTACACCTGATAAAGAAGAGGGTGAGTTTAATGAAAACTTAGCCGAAAGCATGAGTAGTGGAGAGATGGCTGAGTTAGTAGGAGATTTACTTGGTGATTTTGATGAGGATGTGTCGTCTCGTAAAGACTGGATGCAAACTTATGTAGACGGCCTTGAGTTGTTGGGAATGAAGTTAGAAGACCGATCTGAACCTTGGCCGGGGGCATGCGGAGTATACCATCCACTACTAAGTGAAGCGTTAGTTAAATTCCAAGCCGAAACAATAATGGAGACATTCCCTGCTGCTGGTCCAGTTAAAACTGAGATCGTAGGAGAGTACACAGTAGAAAAACGCGATGCGGCCAAGCGCGTAGAAGATGACATGAACTTTCAACTAACTGAAAAAATGCCTGAGTACCGACCTGAGCATGAAAGAATGTTGTGGGGCCTAGGTTTATCAGGTAATGCCTTTAAAAAAGTATATTACGATCCGAGCCTAGAAAGACAAGTTGCTATGTTTGTACCAGCTGAAGACATAGTTGTTCCTTATGGAGCATCAAGTTTAGAGTCCGCAGGACGTGTAACTCATGTTATGCGTAAAACTAAGAATGACCTGCGTAGACTACAGGTAGCGGGATTTTATAGAGATGTTGATCTAGGTGATCCATCTGACTCATTTGATGAAGTTGAAAAGAAGATAGCTGAAAAAATGGGGTTTAGAGCCTCATCTGATGATCGATATAAAATTCTTGAAATGCATGTTGACGTCGATTTGCCCGGGTATGAAGATGAAGATGAGAAGGGTGAGCCCACGGGGATAGCGTTGCCATATATAATAACTATAGAAAAATCCTCACAAACTGTGTTAGCCATACGACGTAATTGGAACCCTGATGATAATCTTAAACAAAAGCGTAATCATTTTGTACATTACTATTATGTACCAGGATTTGGGTTCTATGCATTTGGTTTAATACATTTAATTGGTGCATTTGCTAAATCTGGTACATCATTAATACGTCAACTTGTGGATGCAGGCACATTATCTAATTTACCAGGTGGCTTCAAAACTAAAGGACTAAGAGTAAAAGGTGATGACACACCTATAGCACCAGCAGAGTTTCGTGATGTAGATGTAGCATCAGGTACTATAAAAGATAATATAATGACTCTGCCGTACAAGGAGCCGAGCCAAGTTCTGATGTTACTGTTAGGCACTATTGTTGAAGAAGGTCGTAGATTTGCAAGTGCAGCAGATTTAAAAGTATCTGATATGTCAGCCAACTCCCCTGTAGGTACAACGTTAGCTATATTGGAAAGAACGTTAAAGGTTATGTCAGCGGTGCAGGCACGTATACACTATTCCATGAAACGGGAGTTTAAACTCATAAAAAATATTATTCGTGACTATACGGATGATGAGTATGAGTACGAACCAGGGGACGATAAACAACACGCTAAACAGTGCGACTACGACATATGTGAAGTCATACCTGTATCAGATCCTAATGCATCTACAATGTCTCAAAAAGTAGTACAGTATCAGGCAGTGATGCAACTGGCACAACAAGCGCCACAATTATACGACCTTCCATTATTACATCGCCAGATGTTAGATGTGCTTGGTATAAAAAATGCGGCAAAGTTAATAAAATTGCCAGACGACGACCAGAAACCTAGGGATCCCGTGTCTGAAAATATGTCCATTATTAATAGTAAGCCTGTTAAAGCGTTTATTTACCAAGATCATCAGGCCCATATTGCAGTGCACACCGCGGCTATGCAAGACCCACAGATTGCCAAGCTTATGGGGCAGAATCCGATGGCACAAGCTCTGATGGCGGCAGCACAAGCACATATAGCAGAACATGCAGCCTTTGAGTATAGAAAGCAGATTGAAATACAGGCCGGAGTACCTTACCCAGCACCAGATGAAGAAATGAGTGAAGAAATGGAAGTGGATATTTCTCGTCTAGCAGCTGCAGCTTCACAAAAAGTGTTACAAAACAGTAAAGCACAGATGTCACAACAGCAAGCGCAACAGGCGCAACAAGACCCACTTGTGCAAATGCAGCAGCAAGAACTACAGTTAAAATCTCAGGACCATGCACTCAACGAGAAGAAACTGATGGCTGACACTGCAGCAAAAGCTGACCAACTGGAAGTTGAACGCGAACGCATAGCGTCACAGGAAAGAATTGCTGGATTACAAGTAGGTGCAAAAACTGCTGCGGACAAAGCAAAACTTGCCGCGTCACAGCGTTCTGAAGGAGTTCGTATGGGTATAGACGTCGCACGTGAACTTTCAAATAAAGAACAAGGGAGGCTTAATGGTAGTAAGTGAAGGTAAGGCGTTTTATGCATATATTCACTATAAACCAGATTTCACCCCTTTTTATGTAGGAAAAGGGCGGTTAAAAAGAGCAAATTCTCTAAAATGCCGCAATCAATACTATATGGCAACGGTAGAGAAGTATGGCGTGGGGAACATTCTAATTGGTAAATTTAAGTGCTCTAGTGAGACAAACGCGTTTGAATTAGAGGTAGGCATGATAAAATGCCTAAAAAAAGCAGGGGTAAAGCTCACCAATTTTACTGATGGCGGTGAAGGTTCATCTGGTCGGGTTTATTCTCTGGAAACAAGAGAGAAAATGTCAGTGGCGAGTATGGGAAATACTAACATGTTGGGGAAAACCCACTCTTTGGAAGCGAAGGCAAAAATGTCAGCGGCGAAAAAAGGAAAACCTAAATCAGCAGAGCACCGGGCAAAATTGTCAGCGTGGCAAATAGGGAGGGTACTCACGGCAGAACATAGAGCAAAAATATCAGCGGGGGCAAAAGGAAGACCTAAATCAGCAGAGCACCGTGCAAAAATGGTGGTGGCACAAAAATTAGGGAACACTGCTTGGTTGGGGAAATTCCACTCTCTAGAATCAAAATTAAAAATGTCCGCTGCACACAAATTAAGGAGAAAAAATGGACCCACTTGACGTTATAATTTCAAAGTTGAACGAGCAGAAAAATAGAATGGTAAATGATTTAGTTACAGGTAATAAAGATTTTGACGAGTACAAGTTTTCCTGCGGTGTAGTAAGAGGTCTTCTCATCGCACTGGGTAATGCCGAAGACCTGAGGGAGCAAATGGAGGGAAACGATGACTGAAGAAACTATTGAAGCAACAAATGAAGAGAAGGCGAAACAACTGCCTGACCCAACAGGTTATCACGTGTTATGCGCGATTCCCACAATAGAAGCAAAGTATGAT